TCTACCAAACGAAATATCATCAAATGCCAAAGTAAACCTCCTAAACACATACTTAAATTCAGAAGTTAGAAAAGGAGAATTTATTGAAGACCCAAACAGATCATTTGAAATGTTTAAAGAATGGTATCAAGCTAAAATTGAAAAAGCAGTAGCTAAAATTTCACCTAAAAACCAAGACGCAAAAAGAAAGCAATTTGAAGACAAATTAAGAACATTCGAATCTAAAAAAGACATCGTAATTAATTTGTTTAAAGTAAGTAAATTACTTTCTGAAGCAAAAAATATATTTATCGCCAAATATGATAAAGCTGTAGCAACNAAACACTTTATTGANAATGGTGATGGTACTTTAAGTGTAACTAAAGCGGAGGGATTCGTAGCAGTAGACCACACAGAAAGTGGCATTAAATTAGTTGACAGATTAGAATTTAGTAAAAATAATTTCAACGCAGGTAAACCTGGAGCAAAAAAGTAACAAATGAAAGACTCAATTAGAAAATTTATTAGAGAACAAATTAAATCTCTAGCAGAAGCAGTAATCAATGAATTTGATAAATTTGAAAGTATAGACTTTGACGTAAAAAGTATAAACATGGTTTATACTGATTCTGGTAGATTTTATGGATTCAACATATACAGCGAACCTGGCCTTAAAGGTAAAAGAGTTAAATTAAGCTACACAGAAGAAATTAATAAATTTTTACAATCTAAAGGAATCCAAACAGAAATACCAGTAGGATACGATGAAGACATTTTAGATTCAATTGTTGCCGATCTTGAAAAACAAGGTATAGAAGCAGAACATCATGATTACATGGATGTAAGTGAAGGTAATCTAAATGAAACATACACCGTAGGTAAAAAAGTAACATACTTAGGTCACCCAGCAGTAATTACAGCTGTTAAAGAATACAATGGCAAAACATATTATAGTGTATCATATGATAAAGGCAGTGGTAAGACAAAAGCAAGTGATGTCCTGTCTACAGACGGAACAATTAAACCTTTAGAAGAATCAAAATCAAAATCTGACGAATTTAGAAAAAAAGTAAAAGATTATCTTGCGAAAAAAGACAAAAACCTTAAAGAAATGGCATCCGAATTAGGATACATGAATGAAGAAACCTCAGAAGAAACAGGCCTAATGGTAATTCCACGCACAAGTCAAGATGCTAACAAAATATATGCTTACTTAGACGACAGCAATTGGACAGCAGATTGGAATTCAGCTGAAGGATATTTTTTATTCCCAGAAGAAGAAGACATGTATGATAGTTTAGAAGCAGAAATAGAAGAATTTTTAGTAGATATAGGTGTTAATGCACGAATAGAAGGAGTATTTAATGAAAATAAACAAATAAATATCAACGAAGCCGTTTATACAGATCCTAACACTGGGAAATCATATGATTTACAATTTGTTTCATCTAAAAACAGATGGGAACTTGATATAATGAAAAAAGGAGCTAGTATATATTCTAGTGCTATAACTACTATTAAAAGAAAAACAGTTGAAGAAATCATAGACTGGTTAGAGGGGTATAATATAGACTCCAGTTGGGTAAAAAAATCATTATAAGTTAAAAAGTTATGTTAAAAAAAGAATTCAATCGTAAAGATGTAACCAGAGCCCGTAATTTACTTACGGGCAAATCTGGCGCTTCATCTGAAACGCAGATAGGTTATGAGAAAAAAAGAGTCGACTACAAAGAAGGCGACACTTGGAAAGAAAATGGTAAAACATGGACTATTAAAGATGGTCTTAAACAAACCATTTCAAAATTAGACGCAATTAAAAAAGAAGTATTTGTACCTTTATGTTGTCCTAAATGTGGTAAAGTAATGAAACACCATTTAGACATAAGCAATTATAAAGTTCACAAAACATGCCATGATTGCGTTATAGAATATGAGCACAAGTTAAGAATAGAAGGCAAATATGATGATTACATTAAAAGTCTTCAATTAAAAAACCGCCTTTCCCAAATAGATGAAATGGAAGGTATGTTTTTAGATTTGGCCAACCAATCAAATGATGGGTATGTTTCTGAACATGGTGAAGTAGAAAGATGGGTAGGTGGTATAGATAAAGAAAAACTAGCCCAAGATGTTACTAAAGCAGCAAAAGAAGCTCGAGAAAATATACAAAAAGAGTTGACTAACAAAGAAGATTAATATTTATAACAAATGAGCAAAAACATTGGAGACGGAAATAACGTAAGATCACCTCGCCCATTCATAGATGATGAAGCAGAATTAGACAATTATCTAGAAAAAAACAGATATGGTGGTGAAGGTAANCATTATAGTAAAGACAGCGCTATGCCGAACCCAAACAGAACAAGATTTACTAAATTTGAACAAAACAACATGAAAAAAGCAGATCTATTAGAAGATTACATGTCTTCAAGAAAAGACACCAATCTAAATGAACAAATGGAAACCTACAAAAAGGAAGCTAAACGTAGTATCCTTATGGAAGGTGCAATGAAGAAATTCTTTGAGTTATTTGAATTAGGACGTACAGACGAAGAAATCGTTTTAGATTATGCTAACAAAGGTGTTCAAGTTCCTGAGCAATTTGTTTCTAAAGCAAGAGGTCAGTATGAAGGTCTTAAAAAAATGAAACTTGAATTAGACATGAGCGAAAAAGAATTTAAAAATTCAGCTAAAGACATTGTTAACAACCCAGACGAAGCAGTGGTTGGTAGTGATGACAAACCTCTATCTTCAGGTATTTACGACGCATAATGGAAAATTTAAGAAAATATATTCGTAAACAAATCCAAACTCTACACGAGCAGAAATCATACCCTGTTCCTTTAGAATTGACTGACGTGTTAAAAAATGAGCTCGAAATGAGACCATTAAAACGTTACATCAATAACATCAAGGCAGTCAATTCAATTCCACCTTCATATAAGATTTTTCTTCATAATGGTCAAGACTTTGACATTATATATTTAGGTGACCAACTAAACAATTTTAAAGTTCGTATAGCTGACAAAGAATATGATTTGTTAGTATTAGACGACAAAAATTACGCTATTCAAGCACTTAACAGACTTCTAACAGCACCTTTACCTCCTAATTTTGGTGGTGATGATGATGGAGAAGAAAGTGGAGATGGATTTGGTGATTCATCAAGTAGTGGAACAACCACAGGAATGGGTGGTGGAGACGATGATGGAGCAGACGATGTTGCAATGGAGCCTGAAGACGACGAACCAGCAGAAACAGAACCTGAAACAGACATGATATAATGGAACTAAAAGAAGCATTAGCAGAAGTATATAAAGCAGCACAGGAGAAGTTTCAAATCGAATCTACTCCTAAGTTGGTTATCCGTGAAGATGAAGAAAATGCTAATGGTGTTTTTGGTAAAACAGCATATTATGAACCTGCAACCCAAACAATAGTATTATACACTACAAANAGACACCCAAAAGACATTTGTAGNTCTTTCGCTCATGAATTAATTCACCATGTTCAAAATTTAAGAGGTGATTTAGAAATGGGTGATGCTTCATNACCAACATACGCTCAAGATGACGAACACATGAGAGGTATGGAAATGGAAGCATATTTAAAAGGCAATTTGCTTTTTAGAGACTGGGAAGACTGGTTCAAAAATTATAGACAAACAAACAGCCCAAAATAAAATGAAAAAATCTGAATTAGAAATATTAGTTAAAGAAGCAATTGAAGAAGTAAATCAAGAAAATCTTCAACAAGAAGGCAAAGCGGCTAAATTTTTAGGGGGCTTAGCATTTGTAGCTGCTCTATTAGCAGGTAACGCTAAAATTGATCAAGACTTCTACAACAATGACCCACGAATAGAGCAATTAGAAAAATCTTTACTTCAAGCTAAAGAAAATAACGATAAAGAAAAAATTAAAGACATTGCGCGTAAATTAAAAGACCGCAAAATCGCAGTTACACAATTTAAATAAAAAGTTATGAGTATTCTAAATAAATTATTTTCAGGTGGTGCGGCCGAATTGGTTAAAGGAGTTGGGGGTGTTTTAGACAACCTAACAACCACTAAAGAAGAAAAACTTAAAGCAGAACAAAAGATCCAAGAATTAGTTTCTGATTATGAAACAAAAATGGAAGCCAACATNACAGACAGATGGAAAGCTGACATGAATAGTGACAGTTGGTTGTCAAAAAATGTTAGACCTTTAGTGTTAGTATTTTTGGTTGTGTCAACTGTTCTTATGATATTCATAGACGCAGGAACAATTGCATTTGAAGTAGAACCTAAATGGACAGACCTCCTTCAATTAGTATTAATTACAGTTATTGGTGCGTACTTTGGTGGACGTACAATGGAGAAAAGAGGTAAAAAGTAAAACATTTAGTCCGATTCATAGCCGGACGACTTAAATAAATTAATGGAGCTGTGGCCCAATCATTTGGATTGGGCTACTTTTTTTTGTATATTAATGAAAAATAAATAAATTTTTATGAATGTAGTAATAGTAGGAGCCGGTGTCGCAGGTGTGAACGCTGCGACTAAACTTGTGGACAACGATTTTAAAGGAAAAATCACCATAATCGACATGGGTAAAGACCCTTACAATAGATTACCTGAAGAAGTAATGACAGGCTTTTTAGGTGCAGGTGGCTGGTCTGATGGTAAATTAACTTACCACACTTCAATTGGTGGGCAATTGTCAAAATACTGTGGTGAAGACAAAGCCATGGAATTATTTGATGAAGTAATTACTAATTTTAAGCGTTTTCACCCTAAACCAGAAGAAGTACAATGTTCAGACCCACAAGCAGAACCTGACTTTATTAAACCACACTTTGGTTTAAGATTATTTCCAGTATGGCATGTTGGTACAGATTATTTACATGAAATTGGTAAAAATTGGTATAATCATTTAATAGATAATGGTGTTGAATTCTTATGGGAAACTAAAGTTACAAATATCAACTTTAATAAACAAGAAGTATATTATCCTACCACAGCAGAAATGGATAGTGCTGGATTACCAGGAGATTTACGTTGGGTAAACACTACATCATTAAAATATGATAAACTTATCTTTGGAGTAGGAAAATCAGGTATTGATTTTGGTAAAAAATTAGCTGAACAATATAAATTACCTACAGAACCAAAGTCAGTACAAATTGGTGTACGTTTTGAAGCACCACAAAAACACTTTCAAAAATTAATTGATGTAAGTTATGACTTTAAATTATATCAAAAATTTGAAGACAAAGGTGTATCATTACGTTCATTCTGTACAAACAACAACGCAGCTTACGTTGCGGCTGAACACACTTACGGAGATGTAAGTTACAATGGTCATGCTAAAAAAGACCCATCATACAGAAACGACATGACTAACTTTGGTATTTTAATGGAAATTAGAGACATTGACAAACCATTTGACTGGTCAAGAGCAGCAGTAGAAAAATTACAACATGAAGGTGTAGGTACATTCTTTTCTCCAAGCCATAGAGTACCATCCAAAACATCAGAAGGAGATTATGTTAAATGTCACATTGTAAACAGCATGGACATTTTATATGATGCAATTGGTGATTATGCTTTATACATTGAAGACTTTATTGAAGACATGAAACGTGTATTTCCAACATTAGGAAATGATTGGGGTATTTACATGCCGGAAGTAAAATATTTGTCACCAGAACCGTTGGTAGATTACGATAATTTAGCATTAACTAGGTTTCCTGAAGTACATTTCGTAGGTGATGCATTATCAGCACGTGGAATTACGGTGTCAGGTGCACAAGGAACTTATGTTGCTGAATCAATATTAAATAATTAAATTATGGCAAAAGACATATTTGCAGAAGCAAGAAAATTAGTTAAACCAGAGGACGGCACAATAGCATATGTTATTACTATTGATGGAGTTACTAAACTTCACAATTGGGATGGTCCAGCTTTGATTAACAAAGAAAAGAAAATCAAAGAATATTATTTACATGGATTTGAATGTACAATAGATGACTGGAAAGAAATGAGAAAAGAACGAGCGGGTTTACCATGGTATAAAAACCCATCATTAAGAGGAACAGCAAGACTATAATATGAGAATAGGATTATGTGGTACAATGAGTGTTGGTAAAACAACACTCGTAAACGCCTTACGGGACTTACCTGAATTTAAGGACTATTATTTTAGAACAGAACGTTCTAAATATTTAAGCGATTTAGGCATTCCCTTAAATACAGACAGCACATTAAAAGGCCAATTAGTATTTGCAGCCGAAAGAGCAACTGAATTACTACAAGAAAACATCATAACAGACAGAACAATCATCGATGTTATGGCTTTTTGTAAGCTTTCTTCTTCAATGGAAAATCATGAAAAACAACAAATAAATGGTGTGTTGTGGAATCTTATAAAAGACTACGACATTATATTTTATGTAAGTCCTGAAGGAGTAGAAATGGAAGACAATGGTGTAAGAGAAACTGATTTAGGATACAGAAATGCTGTAGACAAGCAAATAAAATCTATTTTAAATTCACATAGAACCATGCCTGGTAAAGTAGTAGAAATTGAAGGATCTACAGAAGAAAGAATCGAACAAATAAAAGACACTCTAGCTTCTTTATAATATATGTATATCATATAATATGGCTCAACAAAACATAAAACAGATTATTAAACAAGAGTACATTAAGTGTGCTAAGGATCCTATATATTTCATGAAGAAATATTGTATGATTCAGCACCCTACTCGTGGTAGAATTAATTTTAATCTGTACCCATTTCAAGAAAAAACATTAGGAATATTAGACAAGTATGATAGAAATATCATTTTAAAGTCAAGACAGCTAGGTATTTCGACATTAGCCGCAGGTAAGTCTCTCCATAAAATGTTATTTAACAGAGACACAAACGTACTTGTAATTGCAACCAAACAAGACACAGCCAAAAACTTGGTTACAAAAGTAAAATTCATGTATGATGAATTACCATCTTGGCTTAAAATTGGTTTTGTCGAAAAAAACAAATTAGCCCTCCGACTCAAAAACGGATCTCAAATTAAAGCAGTGTCAGCAGCAAGTGATGCTGGTAGATCAGAAGCAATTTCTTTTCTAATAATTGACGAGGCAGCTTTTATTGAAGAAAATCGTATAGAAGAAATTTGGGCATCATCACAACAAACATTATCAACGGGTGGTGGTGCAATGATATTATCTACACCTAATGGTACTGGTAACTTTTTCCATCGTATGTGGGTTAAAGCAGAAGAAGGTAACAATGGGTTTACAACAATCAGATTACCTTGGACTGTACATCCAGAAAGAAACCAAGAATGGAGAGACCAACAAGAAGCCGAATTAGGCCCTAGAATGGCATCCCAGGAATGTGATTGTGATTTCACAACCTCCGGTAACACAGTAATAGATGTTGATCTTTTAAATTACTATGAAAAAACATTTATTAAAGATCCTGTAGAAAAAAGAGGTATGGGTGGTAATTTCCATGTTTGGGAATACCCAGATTATTCAAGAAATTACATGGTCATAGCCGATGTTGCTCGTGGTGACAGTAAAGATTACTCAGCATTCCATATCATAGACATTGAAGAATGTAAACAAATAGCAAGCTTTAAAGCCCAAATCGGTACAAAAGAATTTGGTAATATGCTTATAGCAATTGCTACAGAATATAATAATGCATTACTTGTAGTTGAAAACGCAAACATAGGTTGGAACAC